AGAAAAGATCAGATGTATGGTGCTTGGATCAAGGCTGGTGGGATTGATCTGATGTCATTTTTTGACACAAAGAATCTAGATTCTAACCCATTGAGTGACATCGTGGATGCGTATTTTGTTGCTACTGCTGGAAGAGAAAGCCTGCTGGCCGAAAAGTCTTAAATACTTGATCTAATGGTATTTATAAAGTAGGAGATTAAACGTGACTTATCAAGTTTCGCCGGGAGTATACCCACGAGAAATCGATCTAACAGGTGTTCTAGTTGCCGCAACTTCCTCTATAGGTGCATTTTCTGGTGGTTTCAAGTGGGGACCAGTAGCTGAATTAGTTTTAAACACAAACGAACTCGATCTTGTAAACAATTATCTTGCACCAGACCTTGATACACAGGTTGACTTCTTCATAGCTTCTTCCTTCCTTAGCTATACCAGTGCACTTCAAGTTTCTAGAGCAATGTCTCCTTCTGCATTGAATGCAACTTCATCTGCAGATGCAACAGCAGGTGGTGGTGGAACAGGATTCTTGATCAGAAATCAGAACGATTATACCACAGCAACAATTCCAAGCACCGCAGATTGGGTAGCAAAGTATCCGGGTGCTGCTGGCAACGGTCTTCGTGTTTATATGGTTGCCTCTCAAAATGGCTTCGTAGACCTAAAGAGCCGTGCAGCTTTGACAGCACCATTTCCTTCTGGAACAACTCAGTTGGATGTTAATATCTATAGTCAGTTGGTCAAGATCATCGGTCGTTCTGGTCCTAACACAACTACTTATGCAGCTGGATTCAATGCACAAAATGATGAACTTCATATTTTTGTTGTTGACTATGCAGGTACATTCTCTGGCACTGCAGGAACAGTTCTTGAAGAATATCTAGGTCTTTCTCAGATTACCGGTTCTATCGGAAATGATGGAACATCACTCTATTATGTGGATGTGATCAATACCCAATCTCAATATATCTGGTGGGGACAACATTCAACAAGATTCAACCCAACATTGGTCGGAAATCCAGTTGTTCAAAATGCTAACTATTTTGAATCTACTCTAGCATTTCTATTTGATTATGCTCTTGCTGGTGGTTCTGATGGTGTGACATTGACTGATGCAGACTACATCAATGCAAATTCATATTTCAAGAACAAGAGCAATGTCAATATTGCTCTATTGATTGTCGGTGCACAAGACTCAACAGTTGCATTGGATGCAATTCAGAATATCGCTGAATACAGAACAGACTGTGTGGCTTTCATTTCACCACCAGCCGAGTGTGTTGTTGGTGCAGCTGATCCGCTTGAGAATGTCATCGGATATCGTGATTCTAGCTTGACTCAGGCATACCCATTTGGTTCTAACACTCTCGGTGGCTATTCATCTTCCTATGCTGTTCTAGATAACAACTGGAAGTATATGTACAACAAGTATGCAAATAACTACCTATGGATACCTACTTGTGGTGATATTGCTGGATTGTGTGCAAGAACTGATGCGATGAATGATGAATGGTGGTCTCCAGCTGGTTACAATCGTGGTTTTATCAAGAATGCAATCAAGCTTGCTTATAACCCAGACGAGCCAGATAGAGACGAATTGTATCCTGTCAACATCAACCCAATCATTTCTGAACCGGGTACAGGTCCACTTCTTCTTGGTGATAAGACTCTTCAGACGAAGCCTTCTGTATTCAGCAGAATTAACGTTCGTCGTTTGTTCATCGTTCTTGAGACGACAATCACACTTGCTGCAAAGTATAGTTTGTTCGAGTTTAATGATCAGTACACTCAAGCTGCTTTTGTTTCTCTAGTAGAACCTTTCTTGAGAGATGTACAGGGTAGAAGAGGTATTATTGATTTTGACGTGATTTGTGATTCTACAAATAACACACCACAAGTCATCAATAGCAATAGCTTTGTTGGATCGATATTCGTTATCCCAAATCAATCTATTAACTGGATTCAGTTAAATTTTGTCGCAGTCAATAACGGAGTTCAATTCTCGACTATTACTGGACAGATTTAATAGCGTGATAAATAACTATAACAGTAAAGATTCAGGAGTTTTACAATGCCGTTTGACATAACCGCTTTTAGGGCAAAATTGGTAGGTGGTGGTGCAAGACCTAATATGTATGAGGTCATCTTGACCGCACCTCCTTTTGTTGGTTTGGACACAGAACAGTTTGCCTTTATGTGTCAAGCTGCCTCTCAACCAGAATCGACAACTGGTTCATACAAGCTTTACTACTTTGGTCGTCCTACAAGTCATGGTGGTGATCGTACATTCTCTCCATGGCAGTGTGAAATTATTTGTGATGAGACTTTCGATTTAAGAAATGCAATGGAAACATGGCAGACTCAAATTGCATCTCATACTACAACAAATGATGCGCAGCGTGGTGGTGGTGCAACTTCTGCTCCTAATTCATATGTTGGAAAAGCGACTGTTAACCAATATTCAAAGACTGGTCAGATCATAAAGACATACAGTTTCAATGCTTTGTGGCCTACTGCAGTTGGTGGAATTGCACTCGGATGGAGTCAAAATGACACTATTGAAGTGTTTCCAGTTACGTTTGAATACGATTACTTTACTACAAATTCTGTCCTATAAAACTTATAAATCAAACCATTGGGACAATAGGGGATATGAAAATATCCCCTTTCTTTTTACATTTATCACCATGATGCTTTGTGTAATTTCCAACATCCATTATCGTTCCACAATGTGGGCATTGTAATTTCTGTCTAACTCGTCCTCTCAGAGAAGCAGCAACCTTATCATTATGCTCCTTAGTATGAGTTCTACCTGTTAAAGAAATTGATTGCTTTCTTCTTTGTTCTTCTGATGGAACCTTCCCAATTAGAGTTTGCCAGTAAATCTTTGCAGATTTACTATTTTTCATTGATTCAGATCGCAATTTTCTTTCTTCTTTACTTTTTGGGATTTTATTCTTTGATCTTGAAATTTTCCAATTAGCAATATGATCAGGTGATTTTGGTCCTCTTTTAACTCCCTTCCAATGTTTAAAATTTCCACCTTTACCACCTAAACATTTATTATAACACATTGGATCATCCAATATAATTTGTGTTACAAGTTCAGATTCACCTATAAAAGCCGCTTCTTCTGAATCGTAGAAATTGAGAATTTCTCGTTTAAAATTCTCTCTACCATATTTTCTTATAGCAGCCTGTAAATGTTTATTTGTTCCGAGATATCGGTCTTCAAGAACTTCTGAAGAGTGTTTTCCAAGGTAAAATTTACAATTAATTAAATTAGTGGTCTTGTATGTGAAGTGATAAATACCCATGCTGCCAACATCCTTAAAGTGGTTAAAGTAGAGCTAGTGGGTTTGCCGACCGCGACTAGCATTCTTTATTTATACCGACAAGTTAAATAATACACAGTTTATCATATTGAGGTTATCAATGAGCAGCCGACTTTTCGGGTTTGTCATCAATAATACAGAGGTAGAGGAACAAATTCGTCGTGCACCTGTTCAACCCAGTGCTGACGATTCTTCTATTGAAGTAGGCTCTCCTGTTGGTGGAATGGCTCAGCAACAACGTATTATCGGTACTGACAACACCTATCGTTCAGAAAATGCTCTCATCAACAAATATCGTGACTGTGCATCTTCACCATTCATTGACAATGCTGTTGATGCGATAACCACCGAAGCTATTGTGAATGATGATGGTTCGAAGAATTCAGTGGAAGTGAAATTCACAGAGGATACAGCCCTTCCAGACACTCTCCAGAAACAGATTCAGCAGGAATTTGATTATGTCCTGAAGATGTTTGACTTCAAGCTTTCTGGACATGATATCTTCAGACGATGGTATGTTGACGGAAGAATCTATTTCTTTAAGGTCATTGACGAAAAAAATCCCGGTGCCGGTATCAAGGAACTTAGATACATCGATCCTAGAAAAATCAAGAAGGTTAGGATGTATGGAAATGATCGAGACAAGCCAGTCGATCAATTTTCGGCAATGAATGTGTCATTTGTGGAATTTTGGTTGTTCTGTGATACAGGATTGGATTCTGGTGCACAGTCCTATATGACTTCTATTCCACAAGGTCAGAACATTATCTCGATTGCCAAAGATTCTATTGCCTATTCGACATCTGGAATGTTTGATCCTTCTGGAAAGATGATCATTTCTCATCTTCACAAAATTTTGAGAACCTTTAATCAGTTCAGAATGCTGGAAGATGCTGTTGTCATCTACAGAATGGTTCGTGCGTCTGAGAAGAGAAAGTTCTTGATTGATGTTGGGAATCTTCCAAAGCCAAAAGCTGAGGCTGCAATGCGTGACCTGATGGTCAAGTTCAAAAACAAGCTTGAATACAATGCCACAACCGGTGAACTGGTTAATGATCGTCGTTATGTAGCAATGACAGAGGATTATTGGTTTGCTGTTCGCGGTGGTCAACAGGGAACAGATGTCGAGCAATTCCCCGGTGGTGCTTCGCTTGGAGAAGTGGATGATTTAAGACTATTCAAAGAAACTCTATTCCGTGGATTGAATGTTCCAATTTCCAGAATTGATCCGGGCGCTGCAACGGTTGACTTCTCTTCCAATGGAAGTCAGATCAGCCGTGATGAACTCTCGTTCAATCGATTTATCAATCGATTACGTGCCAGATTCACCCTAATTCTTCAGGATGTGCTTTCTTCTCAGCTTGTCCTGAAAGGTATTGTCACCAAGGAAGAATGGGATGATTTCAAGGATCAGGTCATCTTTGAGTGGGCTAGAGACTCTTATTATGCAGAACTGAAAGATATTGAAATCATCCAGACCAAGATGCAGGCTGCTGGTTTGGCTCTTCCTCTTCTTAAAATTCTCGTTTCCAGAGAATATATCTGGCGTGAAATTTTCAAGTTTGATGATCAACAGATCAAGGATATGACAAAGCAACTGGATGATGATTTCTCTGTCTTGTCTGAACAGGAAGCACAGGCTGCAATGATGATGCAACCACCACCAGAACCAAATGGAATGGACAATCCTACAGACATGAATGTTCCTGTTGGAGAAAGTTTCCTCTTTGACAGTATTGAAGACGTTCAACTGAAAGGTGCAATGATCAAACTATTTGAAAGAATGACGCACAAGAAAGCCAATCTCTACAAGAAACTGAAAGAAGATTTACAGTCAGTCACTCAGCAAATCAACGAAGAGTCAATAGAAGCCGAACGAATGTTCAAGGATAATGTTGCTCTGAAGAGCGATGTGTCTGAAGCACAGGATTCGGCTGTCTATATTGCTAAAGGTCAAATTGATCAATCTACAAAAAGATTGACTCGTATCATAGAAGATACCAACACATTTTTAACCAATAGTATTTCATCATTATCTAACAGACAGATCATTGCTGAACGAGCATTGACCGACGCACTTCAACAGACAGGGTTGAATTTTTCCGATAGACTTGCAGTGCTTTTGGAAGATGTGAACGCATTATCTGAAAAACATAGTGAAACACTGAAGGAAGTTGTTATTGATTCAAATAATGCCCTTGATGTGATTCATGTGGCCGTTTTGGATGAATCAATTTCTAGAATTGCTCAACTTGGTTTTGAATTTGAAGAATCTATGTCTAATCTTACTTATAAAATTAACGAAACCATTGACACTTCTATGAAAATTAAGACATTTACAGGTGAGATTGGAGATACAGCTTATAGTGTAGATGAAATTGTGTCTGTTTTAAAATTAAATGGATTATTGAAAGTTTGATTATTAGCTTGCAATCGTAATCAACGAAACTGGTGTTTCCAAGATCAATTTGTCTATATTCGGAGATGTTTCCGTCCCTACACATGTCTTCATGTCACTCGAATGGCTCATCAATGGGGATGCATAAAAGATTTCCTTAAATATCCTATAGTTCAATCGAATTTGGGAAATATCTGATGGCAAATCTATTAAAAGTTCGTGAGTATGTTACATCTGTTCTGAATAGAGAGGGCGCTAAGACCCTCAATGAACATGTTGCTGACTATTCATTGTCTGCTCTTTCTGAGAGTGTTGATTCTATTGTCGAAGGTAGAAAGGACTATACCGCTCATGCAGTCGATACATGGATGAAGCGTAAAGAATCCGGCTATCAGAAGAGAAAGAATGCCGAGAAGGATAAGAAGAAAATTGATGAAGCTAAGTCTGGTAATATTTTTGACAAACACCTTCTTAAAATTGCAAAAGACACACTGAAAATGTCTGATGTTGGTGCAAGAATTATGGGTGGTATGACTAAAGAAGAAGCTAGAAAGCATATTCATCGTATTACTGGAAAGTATCCAAAAGAAACAAACGAATCCATCAATGAAGGCGAAGTCAAGACTGTCTATAACAAACTTCTAGGTGGTTGGTATAACGTTCGTGGAAAGCATCAGACACCACTAGGTGGTCGATTCGATTCAAAGGAAGCAGCTGTCAAACATTTGAATCGCAATAAGAAGCCTGCGAATGAATCTGTTGTGAATGAAGAATTTGAAGGACACATTCATGCTCTTCATAAATTCTTGGATATGACAGGTGGACAAACAATCCATACAGATAAATTTCCATCTTTAGGAAATAAAAAATATGCAATGGCTCGTCACCACGCAAGAATGGCAATATCGAATTTTAAAAGTTCTGAAGGAGCATCACCAGAATATAAAGAAAATTATCTAAAAAATGCAAATAAACACCTAGCAAAGGTTGAATACCATATCAATCGCATTCACGGAAAGAGATAGCTTAATGTCCAAGAATCAACCTCAACTAATCTCAGAAGAGTTTTACCTCACACCAATCTGTGAAGCTATCAACGGTCAAAAGCAGTGGTATTTGAAGGGCATCTATGCTCAAGCAGATGTCATCAACAAGAACGGTAGAATCTATTCAGAAGCAGTTCTAGACAATGCTATCAATGGTTTCATCAACGAGTACATGAACAATAATCGTGGTGTTGGTGAGCTTAATCATCCACCTAGAATTGCTGTTGATCCAGATAGAATTTGCCATCGTGTCCTTTCATTGGAAAAGAGTGGAAAGAACTGGAATGGAAATTCTGTCGTTCTGAACACCACCTGTGGAAAGAATGTCCAAGCTCTTCTGGAAGGAAACATCAGAATTGGTGTCTCTACTCGTGGATTTGGAACCATGGAAGATAATTCTGCTGGTGTCAAAGTCGTTCAGGATGATTTTAAGATTGTCGCTATAGATGCGGTTTTTCATCCGTCAAATGCTCCATTAGTCACTGCAATTTTGGAAGGTCAAGACCTTTCATTGATCACAGAAGATGTTGAGAGTGTCAATTTTATCCAGAGCATCAGAGAAGATGTTTTGAAGGCAAATGCAAAGATGGTCAACGAACAACAGTTGGCAGCATTCGAAAAGTTCATCAAATATATTTCAAGAACTTAAACTTCACTAAATACTTCATTATACACGTAATAAAAATTCAGTAGGGAGCATTTTAACATGGCATCAAAATTGGAACAGACCATCAGAAATCTACTCAAGGAAGATGAGGGTACAGCCATTGCTGAACCAGCTGCTAACTTGATTGAGAATCCAGAAGACGACAATGAAGAATTTGCCGAGAATCCAGAAGTTACCGATCCAATCGAATCACCAGTTCTCGAAGATGCACAGCTTGTCAATCAACACAGACAGGCAGCAGATTTGATCAGCAAGTATCACAAGAATGATCCAGAAGCTGCAGCTGTTGTTTCTGCTCACCAGAATGCACTAAATGCTTTCGATACCAAAAATCCTTCTGCTCATATGCTTTCCAAGAGAGCTTTCAGAATGAATGCTCAATTCGACCGTATGGACCCACTTCATGAAGATGATGGAATGGAAGATGTCGAACTCGATCCAGATATTTCTGAATTGGGTAATGGAAATATCGATACCTACAAAGATCAATCTTCACTCGGTGTAACCCAAGTTTCAGAACCAGAGATGCCAACAATGCCTACAGCCGAGATGGGAACCTACATGCGCGAATCAATCAGCAAAATGACATTTGAGGATGTCAAGGTTGATCGTTCAGAATTTGGTAAGTTGTTTGAAGGTCAGGGTCTGACTGAGGAAACCATCACAAAGGCTGTCGATCTTTTCGAATCGGCTTGTAATTCTAAAATTGCTACTGTGCTTTCTGGTGTCATCAAGACGATTGCAGAATCTGCAGAGACAATGTTCCAGTCCAAGATCAATGAAGAAGTTGCAAACATCAGGGCTATTGCAGAAGAAACTTCTGCTCAGTGGTTGACAGAGAATCAGATTGCTATTGAATCTGCTACTCGTTCCAACATTACAGATTCCTTCATCTCAGGTCTTCGTACTCTCTTTGTAGAACACTACATCGAAATTCCAAAGTCCAAGGTCAATCTCCTAGAAGCATTCCAGTCCAGAATTGAAAAGCTTGAGGAAAGTGTTTCAATTGAAATGGGTAAGACCCTAGAAGCCAAGAAGCTTTTGACTGAGAGTCAGAAGACTCTTTCTCTGGTTGGATATACCAAGGGATTGACAACACTCCAAGCTGAAAAGGTTACACAGATTGCTGAAGGTATCGAGTTCACAACAGCAGAAGAATTTGTTGCCAAAGTGAAGACGATTGCTGAAGGCGCAGTGGCTGCAACAGTTTCAACTACTGCTAAGACAGCTGCTCCAATTTTGGAAACAGTCGGTGCGACAGTCGTTGATCCTACAACACAGGTTGTGAATGAAGAGGCAATTGATCCAATGGTTGCAAGATACATCCAACACGCAAAGAACGAAGCACTCTAAGCGCAGTCGGTTGATTCAAAAGAATTTCTGCACAATAAAGTTTCATAAATAAAATCATAGTAACAACTAAACAACAGAGGAAGACAACACATGAAGGTCAATAAGCAAATTCTCGCAAAGTGGAAGCCAATTCTTGAGAATGAATTTTATCCAAAGATTCGTGACAACTACCGTAAGCAGGTTACTGCTACATTGCTTGAGAACCAAGAAGTTTCTATCCTCAAGGGCGAAGCTATTGATCGCAACATCCCTCGTGAGTTGATTCTCGAAAATGAAGTTCCTTCCAACGTTTCTGCAAACTTGGGCGGACCTCTCGCTAACAACACAACCAACGTTTCAGGTTATGACCCAGTTTTGATTAACTTGGTTCGTCGTAATATGCCTAACTTGATCGCTTATGATATTTGTGGTGTTCAGCCAATGACCATGCCTACCGGCTTGATCTTTGCTCTACGTACCAAGTATATCTCAAGCCCACCAGCTTCTGCTCCAGCAGGGTTGTTATCTCTTCCAGAAACCAACTATAACGAAGTTAACTCTGCATTCTCTGGTACTGGATCACAGACTGGTAATTCTCCAGCTGCGTTGAATAACGGTGGAACATACACCTACGGTACTGCACAGCCAACCCTAACCGGTGAAATGTTGGGTACTCCGGGTAATCCTTTCCCAGAAATGGGTATCACCATCGAAAAGGTTACAGTCTCTGCTCAGACTCGTGCTTTGAAGGCTGAATACACCTCTGAAATTGCACAGGATTTGAAGTCTGTGCATGGATTGGACGCAGAAACAGAACTTGCAAACATCTTGCAGGCTGAAACACTCGCTGAAATCAACCGTGAAGTTGTTCGTACCGTTTATGTTATTGCAAAGCCCGGTTGTCAGAACACCGATTTGACCACTCCCGGTACTTTCGACTTGAACCTAGACTCTAACGGTCGTTGGGCTGTTGAAAAGTTCAAGGGTATGTTGTTCCAGATCGAGCGTGAGGCTAACCAAGTTGCTCGTGACACCAGACGCGGTCGTGGTAACATCATCATCTGTTCATCTGACGTTGCTTCCGCATTGGCAATGGCAGGCGTTCTGAACTATGCTCCTGCCCTTTCAACAGGTTTGGACGTAGATGATACTGGTAACACCTTCGCTGGTATCCTACAGGGTCGTTACAAGGTCTACATCGATCCATATGCAGTCGCTTCTACACCTACAGCTGAAGCACACGCTGGATTCAACTTCTTCGTTGTTGGATTCCGTGGATCAAGTGCTTATGACGCAGGTTTGTTCTACTGCCCATATGTTCCACTCCAGATGTTCAAGACTTTGGACAGCGAGACCCTACAGCCTAAGATCGCCTTCAAAACGCGTTACGGCATGGTCGCAAACCCATTCGCACAGGGTACGACAGTTGGACTTGGTGCGTTGACAGCTTCTGCGAACGTGTACTACAGACGTTCTAGAGTTATCAATTTGACCGGTACAGCAGTAAGCTAAACCAAGTAGTTGAAAGTTTTGAAGAAATCCCCTTAATTGGGGATTTCTTTTTGTGCATAGTAATAGTGCTCATTTGATGAAAAACTAAATTTTACAAATCTATTTTCTTCCAGTTCATTAAACTCTTTTGGAGTTAAATCTTTATAACATTTTTCTGCTGATTTACACTTTTGTACTAAAATTTTCACTTCGTTATCGGTGATTGTATCACGCTTTAATAATTCATACCACATCCATCGTGAAGCAACTTTCATTAAATTTTTAGATTCAGTCTTTGCTTTGATACTATTGATGACTTGTTGCTTTGTATCAGCATCAAGTGAATCTAACTCAGTGATAAACCTTTCTTCTCCAGCACGGCAAAATCTTTCTGGTAAAACACATTTACTACTGATAAATCCGTGTGGAAACTCGTTTGAATAATCCTTTGCAACTCCAAACCAATTGAAAGAGTGTACACATGTCGGTTGAATCCAGTATGGTATGGAAATTAACCAATGATTTGAGTCTATTTGAACCCATTCTGTAATAGATGAATCTCGTTCGGCCTCAACAACAGAATTTATACAATAGTGATGATGTCCATTATATTCATATAGAAGTGTAATCTCTTTTGTTCTATATTCGTCTAACATGACGCCATCTTCATCAAACATATCAGCATCTTCGGATGATGCGGTACATCCAGATTCAGAAGCATCTATATTGCTGGTAATAGAATTGTGCAATAGATTAAAGTCTTTTTCTTCTATGACAACAGCGAAATCATATTTTTTACCATAGTCGTACTGGGGAATAATCTTTTGATTTGGATAAACAGACATTAGAATATTACCAAGTGTCTGTTCGGTTAGATAATTTGTATTCATCTTTATATTTTAAACCAATTCAAACAACCTGTCAATCCTCAACTGGAATATTAGCTTCAATCCAGTCAGCAATTTGTGGGAATGTGTAATTCAATCTATCATTCATTCCGATCAGTTCGCCTTTTTGATTAACGTCTATCCCACACCAATTGTCTGGAAGAGACGCATATTCTTCAGACCCATCATCGAATTGAAAAAGACTCATATTTTCACTTACAATTTTTGGAACTTCACAAATATTAGCTAAAACACCAAGACAGCAATTTCCATATGGTGTTTCTAGAGCATCAGTAATCTGTTTGCTCTCAGGATGACGAAGCTTCACACACCATTCATCACATAGTTGTCTTTTCATTTTAGAGTCCGTATGTTGAGAAAAATGGTTTTTTATTCTTGATTTGTAAGTCAATATGTATCCTTGCTCTCACAAATATAAAAATAAAACCGAGACCAAAGACTATCGGATAGGCAATCAAGGCTGCAGTTCCTATACTCGCGTCATAGAAATAATTACCATTTGGTGTTATGGAATTCCATAACACAGGATCAATTATTGGCTTTAGAACATTTAACTCAACAACAGATGTCATTATAAGTCCAAGGATTATCCACACACTAAATCCTTCAAACCACATCCAAAATGACCACTTCAATAGATCAATGGTAGATATTTCTTTTACAATTTCAATCTCTTCGATCATTCATCCTCTCCTGTTCTACAGAACGATCATGAGCACCAATCAGATAGATTGGAACCATAAAGACAGCTATGAATACACAACCACCAAAGAAGCCAATGAGTCCACCGCGACCAGCACCGGCCATTCCACCCATCAGGATGAATATGATGAGCCACGCAGTTCCGGGATGTTCACCCATATCGGGGAGATTTCCACATCCTTTGATGATCCTACGAAAAGTTTTCAAGCAACTTCCTCCGTGGTTAATGTGAAGAAGTATATTAGAGTTTTAAAATTTGATCAGTAGTTTTGATAAATCCAAAAGATTGAAGATGTTCAGGAGTCAAACGTATCATCTTTATCCTCAATGTTTTCTATTCTAGGAATCAAAATTTTATCCCATTCCTTTAATCGGTGACAACTACAAGTACAAATCATTCCACCATATTGTCCATTTGGAGGTTTTATTCTACCGGGACAAATATCACAATGACATTGATCAGCGGGCTTTAACCAGACCATCTAAAACTCCCAATCCAGACGATCAAACTTCTCTCTAACCGCTTCCATTGTTCCAGAAATAATATCATAATGAAATTCTTCTGTCGGTGTTGGCATATCTGGTCTTGTTAAAAGAAAATAATCAACATCTTCCTGTTCAAACATGTACATATACCAATGTGTGTTCACTCAACATCCACCGGAATGCAATACTTTTGTTTGGCCGAGACAAGTGACTTTATGATGAGTGTCACAAAACCGGGTGTCTTGATTTCAAACTTATTTTCGATTGTGAAGATTGGTGTGGATAGAAATCCTGTGATTGCATTTTCTTCTACGAGTTTTCCGACAACATAGAGAATGAAAGACCACATCACAACACTCATCATATCAATTATGTAAAGTCCAACATCATCGATATTTCTTTGATAATATTGATGAAAGAGTGGAGTGAACAAAATCCAACCTACAGTACCAATCGATAAAGTTCCAAGAACGATAAGAAGTGTGAGTATAATGGCACCAAACACAACAACCCAACAATAACCACATAGATGTTTTGGTTCTTGGATGCTGATGACTTTATAGAATGAATAATGCCATGAATCTCTTTTGATTGTGAGTCTGTTCATTTAAAGATACCTGTAGTTTGTCCACCAGCCAGTAAGGGGCCAAATTCCAACCATCAGGCCCAGTTTAAGTGTATTTGGTTTATTACAATACGAGTTTGGATATCCAGTCAAAGAAAGTCTCATAAAGAACCACTGAATAATTAGAAAATTTATCCAGAACAACCAAGTCTTTCCAAGAAATTTCTTTGTTGGTCGTTTCACGTTAGAGATACCTGTCGATGTAAGCAGCAATCTGTTTAAAATTTAAACGCTTTTCGTCGTTGAGACTAACAAGCTTTTTCTGATTGTCTTTACTCAATTGACAAAAGTTAAGTGTCTTCGAATCAAGTTCTCCATCGCCATTTTCTAAGAGGTCTACCACACTCGGAAGCTGTCCTTCAA